ACCATCGGTTCCACCATCGGTTCCACCATCGGTTCCACCATCGGTTCCACCATCAGTTCCACCATCGGTTCCACCATCGGTTCCACCATCGGTTCCACCATCAGTTCCACCATCGGTTCCACCATCAGTTCCACCATCGGTTCCACCATCGGTTCCACCATCGGTTCCACCGGGGCCACACTTGTCTGGATTAGCTATAGCGTAAGCGGTGTCGCTACAATCTTCGTCGCTCAGGCCTACCCCAAAACCGCCATTATTACCGTCGTCACCTTCTCCTAACCGTTGCCTGCGTTCCCACGCACGAGATGCTGCGGTGCTAGCTTCGGCTAAAACATCATCTACAGACATATCCCCGGGCAGTCCGTACTTTGTCTTTAGTACCCCTGCCAACACTTCTCTTATCTCTTCTTCTGTAGGGATTAAATCTCCAGCCCCAGCTCTACCCATTATCACGTCTATAACATCAGCTAATACTCTATCTACAGCGGGTATTCCGGTAGTGGCACTGGTACTTGTGCCGCCCGGAGTGGTGCCTACGGGGATTGTTGGGGAGCCGCCTGTTTTTCCCCATGTAACAGTAGCAGAAGGGTCGAATGGGTTAAAAACTGTCCAATCTGGCATACCCGGCATTTGAAATACTTTACTAAACGTACCGGTTACTTTGTCCCAGACTTCACCTGCGTTTACTGCGCCCTTGTTTATGAGGTCGCGTATAGTGTCTACCGAAGTACCGTCTTGTGTGCCGGTAATTACCTCTACTGCGTCTTCTTGTTTTCCTCCCTCACCACCGGTTCTACCAGCACCACCATCGGTTCCACCAGTATTACTTACTGCTGGTGTAGGGCTAATGTTATACACCCCGTCCCGTATGGCGCCGGGGTCACCCCAATTCGGGTCTTTAAAGAAAGGGTTATCGAAAGGTCTATTAAGCACATCCCCAAATAATGCCCTAGCCATAGCTAATTCAATTTCCCGCTGTTCGCGTTGGAGTTGCTCTATTATGGCGTTTATGTCGTCCATAGAAAAATCTGTGGTTGCAAAACCCGGACCACCAAAAATATCGCCGCCACCTTGAAATTTTTTAACTTTGCTCATCTCATCACCTACGGAGGGGTCGGCAGCGTATCGGGCAACGCTGATACTAAACTAACCGCCATAACAGCAGACGGTATACCGGGGTGGGGGCTAGACGGCGCGGCGGCTTCAAGAATGGCTGTCGTATCGGAAGTAGCCCATATCATCTCCAAATACTGTCCTGCGGTCATATCTATATTGAAGTTCCACGCTACCGGGACGGCATCCCCAGAGCCGGACAATACGTGCTGCTTAGTGGAGTAGCCAATATCAGTACCGTTACGCCTAATCCACAAGTACACATTCTTGGGCGACGCCGAATTGCTGTACACAGACCCGGTAAATTGGAAATTATATACCCCTGAGTACTCTACGGTAATCTGTGTGCTAGACCCGCCGTTTATTGTAACACCATGATTTAAATAAGTATTCTCAAATTGAATCGGGTATCCTGTGTTTGTAGTGGCGGCTGTCTGGTCTACAGTAGAAAAGAAAAGCCCGTTAGATTGATCTAGGAACCTACCGCCCAAGTGCCCAGTTACATTGTTTATGGCATTAGATATACGCCCGAAGTATAACCGCAGTACGTTGTTCTGAGAGTCTATGTACCGCTTATCAATGTTCTCACCCGGTATTGGCAGTGCGGGGGGCGGTGTTCTACTGATTAAGGCTTCACTCATTAGCCTCTCCGACCATCAGGGCGCATATCGAAGCGTGTAGCGCCTAGTTTCCATGCCACCCCTTCCGCAGTAGATTCGACCTTAAATGCCATCTGGCGGCCTCTTAGACGTACGTACGCCTGTCCCGTAAACTGCTCAACGGGCACAGTAGCGGAACGCGTTACCGTAGCTGAACTGTTACCGCCTTCAGAAAGGGGGGATTTGTACCCGGAACCGGAGTTAGCCATGGGGGACAGCGTCATGGTCAGGGATGGAGTAGAAGCAGTAGACCCATCAAAGGTTACGTCTGGCAGTACGCGCGTAACAAACATAGCCCTGTTGCCGTCGTCTAAATCAAACTCTGACGATACTAGCGTAGCTGTAATCGGGAATACGCTGCTCGTTTCTTTGTCATCGTAGCCGGTTTCGTGCTCCACAAGGTTATTACTGTAGGTTGCGGCAAGCGGTAGTTCTCGTAGATCAGCGTCCATCCAAGCTGTCCTAGCCATATTCCCGTACGACCAAGCATTTTCGGAGTAGTTGTATATTACGTACTTATCTACGGTAGTAGACCCAGAAGAACAGTAAAACCACCAGACCTCATTAAAACGCTCGTTAGTACCACATATTATTTGATCTGTCTGTTGCTGGTTGAAATCGTTAAAAATGTAACTGCGGACAGAACAAGGTAGGGTCTTAGTGGTACCGTCGTAGGTATAAAACTTGTCTTTACCCATCCAGTAAGCAACGTCATTGGCAAACGCAGCCGCGTTTTGGCTGGCTATAGTTATGTTACCGCCGAGAAGGTTAGCCCCCCAAACTTCCGGGGCACCCAGATACTGCATGCCGTAAAGCGCCGCGTCTGTCCATACAAGCACTTCCTGCCTAGATTGTATTGAGGTGACGATTTCGCTGCCGTTAGAAAGACGTAAACTACCGGCTTGGTTAGTAGCTGAGGGTGCCCAAGTAAGCGCGTCTTCTTGGTCAGACCACCGTATGAGCATTGGGTCTAGGGTACTGCTACCATAATCGTTACACCCAAAACAGAAGACAAACCGGAATATATCAGACACGGCAGTGTAATTTACTACTGTAGGAGTGCTTGCATCTGCCCCTACAACGTCAGATAAGATAACAGCCCTGTTGTTTGTGGTTGCGCCAATGCCTCCGTCCCAGAGGTAAATGTTACCGCCCCGGTCAGCCAGAATCAGGTCTTCCCCAAAGTTAGATTGGCTCCAGAGGCGTATAGTGGCCGTGGTAGCCCCGCCAGAACCCCAAGTGCTGGCACCCCATGTACCGGAACCCCAACCTGTAAAGGGCACAGCATACTCTGCTCCGGGGGTTATTTCATAGGAAGCTACAGCGGATGCCCCGCCATTACCGGTATCGGACGCATTAGCAAGTACAGTTGCACCAGAAGTGTCTACGGCTTCTATAGTAAAATTACTTCCGTCTATTACAGTAGCTATTATGTAGTTCTGGTTTAAGACATCAGCAGTAATGTTACCGCCTAAAGAAACCGCCCCGGAGAAAGTCACGTAATCACCAGCACTAGCCCCGTGGTCTACTTCGGTTACAGTAATAGTAGCGTCGCCATTAACAGCGGCGAATGTTGCATCTCCGACACCGGAAATAAGGCGGTAGGGGGTTGAATCGTAGTACGCGCCGCCGCGCTCTATGTAGTATTTGATGTTAGTGCCAACCGACACTAAGTTTTGTCCGCCCAGAGTAGCCCAGTTGAACATAGACCGGCATACACCTAAGTATGTATCAGCGGAGATACGCTCCCACCCGCCAATTTTCTGGGGTGCGCCAAAGCGGAAACGGATTTTGTCCGTCTCATACCATGTACCTTCGGCATTGTAGCGGGTAGTTTCCCGGTTGACCCCGGGCTTAAACTGGATTTTTTGTACCGGCATATTCCCCAGACCTAATCATGTCAGTCAGTTCGATAGCCCTACCTTTAACTTGCGTCGCCCATCTGCTGTCTAAAAAATGCTCGGCGGCAGACTCAAAATCGCCAGAACTCATTGATTCTAAAGCGTTTTTAAACTGTAGCAATCTTGGCAAACCAAGGTTGAATCCTAACGAAATCATGGCATCTTTACGGGCTTCATTAAGCCCAGAAAACCAAGGAAATGCACCGCTTAACTCTTTGATTACGCGGGAAATATCGTTCTGTAACAGGTAGTTTACCTCATCGTCAGACAAACCCAAACCTGTTTTTGAAACATTTCTACCTACGCCAATAGTCTCAAGACCTTCGGTATCTAGGTAAACGTGTTTTTCTACGCCCTCATGTCGGCGCAGTAGTTCAATCAGTTTTTCCATTGTCTGAAGATGAAGCCCCAAAGTAAAAGCTAATAACGGCGGACACCAGCCCACCCATATAGCCGAGGACAAGGTTAATCAGTTCCATCGAGTTCTGTTCGGGTGGCAATATAGTAATCATTGCAATATAACCGCAAAAGAAAAGCACCATGATCAGGCCGATAGACTTTGCCGTCCAATCCTTACTGAAGTGCTTACGGGCGTCCTGCTTGTCCTTGGTTTCCAACGCGAACAAGTCAACGTCGAGTTCCTTCATCTTGGCCTCGAACTTCAACTCGGCCTTCTTGATCTCCGCAAGCTGTTCCGGGGTGACCGTCTCAAACGCCGTCTCAATAGCCTGTGGGGTCGGTTCACAACCAAGTACCCCCGCCAAGACCTGAGCCGCCATGCCGCCCAGAGGGCCACCCATAGCCGTACCGATGGTGGGTGCAATACCGCCAATAAGTCCTTTTAACTTGTCAAATTTCATAGGATAGCCAGTACAATCATAGCCAGTGCAACGACACTCACGGTCATGCCAAGTTGCTCAACGGTGGAACCCACCATATAAGTCCTGCAATACTCACCTATCTTCTTGAATATAATCATATTTTCACCATCTAAGAACGCTATTTACCGCCGCCCCAGTTCATCCATACACCTGCCGCTAATGCTGTCAGAAGTGCCGTAGTAACCATTCTTGCTATGGTCTGCCCCACTGTGCGCTTCGTATCCCGCCAAGTCTCCAGCAAAGACCGTAATTCTTTGACATCATCGTAGGCGTCAGAGTCAGACAGGCCGATGTCCCGAAGTGCTTGTTTAGCGCCTTCTTTAGCGGCTCTGTCAATCAATACCTCTATCTCTTGTTCGGTCATT